ACAAATAGGTGAGATAGAAAACTATGATGAACTGCATGGTGTGTCTACACTACTATGGGCAGAGGAAATACCCCATGAAGTTAAATTAGATGGTGATGGTGGTGATATGGACCAGTTAGAAATAGAAGTTGAGGAAGGTACACTCATGAAACTAATAGACAACCACATCATAACTGTTGATGAGTACCACGAACTCTATCAGGCAAAGGTAGACTTTATAATTTTAATATAGGAGGTAATATGGACAGCTTTAAAGAAGTAATGATTGACATTTGCAGACTACAAGCAGAAGTAGCTAAGGCAAATGCAAGACTGGAAAAGAAGTTTGCTTATAGTGCTCTAAATTCTAAGCCTATGCGTAGGTATGAAGGTGAGTATGATGAGGAACTTAGAATACATAACAAATATGAGAGGTTAAGTGATGAGTAAAATGGGAAACTATGTAATATGGTGTGAGGAAAAAGGTTACACCAATGAGTATGGTGAGGTTGATAGCATGGACCATGTAGATGAGTACATGAAACAGCAAGAGCTAACTAAAGCAAAAGCCTTTAATGCAATAGTTGAAGGTATGAAAATTTTAAAATGGGACGAGAAGGAGGAGGAAAAATGAGTATGACTTATCAAGATTATTTTATACCTGATGTAGTGAGCAACTGTTGTTCTGCTCCTATGGTTATTACTGACATGTGTTCCAAATGTTATGAGCACTGTGAGCCAGCTGAGGAGGACGATGATGAGATGTCGAGCATGCAACAAACAGCTTAATGATAATGAGTCTGTCTATAAAGACAATGAAACTGGTGAGTATTTAGATATGTGTAATGGCTGTAGACGAGCTGGTTACTTTAGTTTCAATTCCCTTGACTCAGAGGAAGATAAAAAATATATACAATCTTTACTCAATGACTACACAAATGAGTAATTATGTGTTATAATATTACTATAGATATATAAATTATTAAGAGATAATAAAAGGAAAATAAAAGGTATATCTAAATGATACTAATGGCCATTATGATGTCGTGGCTAGTAGTAAATTCAACAGACATCAGAGGATATAATTATGGCAGTAGCAACAGGTGAAGCCTTATACCCAGCTCTATTTGAGCCTAAGGTAGACAAATATACACCAGCACCGGGAGTTTATTCCATTGACTTAAAGGTTGATGATGAGGAAAGGGATAGACTAATAGCGTCCGGTATTAAGCCAAAGCAAAAAGACGCTAATGTGTTTGTGTTTAAACGTAAGCCATTAACAGCTAAAGGTAATCACTTACCAGCTCCAACAGTGGTAGATGAGAACAAGCATGGCTGGGATAGTACAGTAATGATTGGCAATGGTTCACAGGTAAAAGTAGCTTACTCTACCTATGAGCACCAAGCAACTGACAAGTACGGTCTTGGTAAATCTTTGGACGCAGTACAGGTCCTTAATTTGGTAGCCTATGCAGGTGGCGGTAATGCTCTTGATGAGTTTGAAGCTGTTACTAAAGAGGACGTTCCGTTTTAATAATCGCATAACATGTTATGCAAGGTTTCAGGTGGTACCTTAAACCACCTGTTAATTTCAATAGGATAAATTATGGAAGAACAACAAGGCACCTTTGTTCAACATGAAGCATGTCCGGAATGTGGCAGTAAGGATAACCTAGCAAGGTATTCCACTGGTCAAGGATATTGTTTTGGTTGTGGACATTGGGAAGCACCTAAGGGTGAAGGAAAAGTTGAAGCAGTAACAAGGGAGGTAACAAATAGTATGGAATTATTTACAGGAAACAGTGGTGCCATTGTGGATAGAGGTATCAATGCGGAAGTAGTAAAGAAGTATGGCGTTACCCTACAGTATGATGAGAAAGGAGGCATAAAGAAACATTGCTATCCATATCATGATACAAATGGGGAACACGTGGGCAACAAAGTTAGAGTTTGTGAGTCCAAAGATTTTAGTTACAATGGTAACAGTAGAGATGTAGGACTGTTTGGTGAAAATGTTTTCAAGGGTGGTGGTAAGTACATCACAGTGTGTGAAGGTGAGCTTGACGCAATGAGTGTACACCAAATGTTTGGAAACAAATATGCAGCGGTTAGTCTACGCACTGGCTCTAAGGGTGCCAAGAATGACATCAAGCGTAGCCTTGAATATCTTGAGTCCTTTGAATGGGTTGTCTTAAGTTTTGATATGGACAGTGCAGGTAAGGAAGCAATCAAGAGTGTAGTAGATTTGTTCTCACCTAATAAAGTTAAGGTGTGTAACCTACACAGGAAGGATGCTAATGAAATGTTAATGAAAGGTCAGATTGCTAACTTCACCAGACAGTGGTGGGACGCAAAGCCTTACAGACCTGATGGCATTATAGCCAGTGATGACACATGGAAGATACTAACTGAGGAACGTATGGTTGAGTCCATACCCTATCCTTGGATTGGTGTTAATGAATTAACTTATGGGTTCCGTAAGGGTGAGCTAGTAACCATAACGAGTGGAGCTGGTATGGGTAAGACTCAAATGGTCAGAGAGCTTGAGCATTACTTACTTAAAACAACAACAGAGAACATAGGTATCCTCGCCTTAGAGGAAAGTGTAAAGAATACAACACTAGGTATCATGTCCATCGAGGCTGACAAACCTTTACACCTTAACCTTCATGACATGGACAACGATGAGCTCAAGGGGTACTGGGATAACACTATGTCCAATGGTCGTGTGTATATGTATGACCACTTCGGTAGTACCAGTGAGGATAACCTACTTAATAAGGTAAGGTACTTAGCCAAGGGATTGGATTGTAAATGGATTATCTTGGACCACCTGTCCATTGTAGTCAGTGACCAAGAGGCACTGGATGAACGTAAAGCAATAGATGGTATCATGACTAAGCTAAGACAGCTCGTACAGGAAACAGGAGTAGGCTTATTCCTTGTTTCTCATTTACGTAGGCCCATGGGTAGAGGTCATGAGGAAGGTGGACAGATTAGCCTCTCAGAGCTTAGAGGTTCAGCCTCAATAGCTCAACTGTCAGACATGGTGATTGGATTGGAACGTAACCAACAAGCTGATGATGAGCAGGTACGTAACACAACACTGGTAAGAGTATTAAAGAACCGATTTAGTGGACTCACTGGTCCTGCCTGTTCCTTGTTCTATGACAAGTATACTGGTAGAATGAAGGAGTCGGATGAACTAGGGGAATTTTAATGAGGCAAATAATTTTAGACATAGAAGCTAATGGCTTAAAGCCTGACACTATATGGTGCGTAGTCGCCAAGGAGGTAGAGCATGGAACAACTAACACATTTATTGGGGATGATATTTCTGAGTTTGGTGATTGGGTTCTTTATAATGGCATCACTGACATTTGTGGCCATAACATTATTGGATATGATTTACCCATCTTGGAAAGACTTGCAGGATTTAAATGGGAAGGACCTATTCAAGATACCTTAGTCATGTCTAGGCTTGCTCACCCACACAGGGAGGGAGGACATTCCCTTAATGCTTGGGGTAGTAGGCTTGGCTTTGAGAAAGGTGAGCACAATGACTGGTATAGTTTCTCTTGGGATATGGTTGATTATTGTAAGCGAGATGTGGAACTAACACAGCTAGTGTATGGACACCTTATGAAAGAGCTTGAACATTTTAAAGAGGAAAGCATTACACTTGAGCACAACGTGGCTCGTATAGTAAACCAACAGGTAGAGAATGGGTGGACCATAGATGAGAGAGATGCTAACTTATTATTAGGTGAGCTCAGACAGAAATTACATGACGTGGAAACTACAGTAAGAAAAACATTTCAACCACTCCCTGTATGGATACCACTCAACTTTCCTGATGGTAAGACTAAGAATAAAGATGGTTCCATATCTAAACGATACCAAGCACAGCTAGATAAAGGTGCTAGTTGGCAACATATAGGTGAGAGAACAGGTGCTGGTGAAACTCAATGGGGATACTACTTGTATCCTGAGTTTAACTTAGGCTCACGTCAACAGATTGGTAGGTACCTTCAACACTTTGGTTGGAAGCCTAAAGAATTTACTGATAAAGGTAATGTCATTGTTAATGAGAGTGTGCTGACTGGGGTTGATATGCCTGAAGCTCAACAGATAGCTGAGTATCTTATGTTACAGAAACGTGTAGCACAGGTGCAAAGCTGGGTAGATGCCATTGAGATTGATGGTAGAGTGAGAGGTTACGTCAACCCTATTGGTGCTGTCACTGGCCGCATGACACATAGTAAACCTAATATGGCACAAGTTCCAGCCTCTTACTCACCTTATGGTACTGAATGTAGACAGCTATGGACTGTACCTAGTGGGTATAAGTTAGTAGGCATGGATGCTAGTGGTCTTGAGCTGAGGATGCTCGCCCACTATATGAATGACTATGACTACACTGAGGAAGTTATCAGTGGTGACATTCACACTGCCAATCAGAAGTCAGCTGGTCTAGCTACACGTGACCAAGCTAAGACTTTCATCTATGCTTTCCTTTATGGAGCTGGTGATGAAAAGATTGGTACCATTGTAGGTGGTGGTAAGGGAACTGGTAGGACCGTTAAGAAAAAGTTTCTTGATAACACACCTGCACTTAAATCTCTTAGGGAACGAGTGACAACAGCGTCCAAGAGAGGATACTTGGTTGGCATAGATGGTAGAAGGATATGGGTTAGAAGTGAGCACTCTGCTCTCAACACCCTACTTCAAGGAGCCGGTGCAATCATTATGAAAAAGGCTTTAGTATTGCTGGATGAATATGCTATACTAAAGGGAATAGATTATAAAATTATAGGAAATATACACGATGAAATACAATCTGAAGTACATGAAAAGGATGCTAAAGTTTTCGGTGAAATTGCTGTCATGGCGATTAAGGAAGCTGGTGAAAAGTTTAACTTGAACTGTCCACTGGATGGTGCATATAAGATAGGAGGTAACTGGAATGAAACCCACTAATGAATTGAATCCAACACATTATAGACAGGGTAAGATTGAAGTAATAGATTTTATACTTGACCAGAAGATGGACTACTTAACTGCAAGCGTACAGAAATACTTGTCACGTTGGAGGTTTAAGGATGGGATATGTGACTTAAGGAAAGCTCGTTGGTTCTTAGATAAACTAATAGAACAACAAGTGGAAAATAGTGAGGAAGATAATAAGCTACGGAGGACTAGCAATGGATAAATTAATTCAGGATATATACCACATGGCGGAAACCAAGAGTCATCCTGCCAGAGTTCCTGCTGAACAAATCTTTAAGGACTTTGGTTCCAACATGGAAACCATAATGAGGGAATGGATTTACCCTAAAGACTACAGCAATGGAACCTTAAGGATGTCTAACATTGGACAGCCAGATAGGAAACTATGGTATAAGCATAGAAGAAGTGAGTACAAAGGTGAGAAGCTTAGAGCTAATACTTTAATTAAGTTTCTTTATGGACACTTGATTGAGGAAATGATACTAGCTCTGGTCAAACTATCAGGACATGATGTTACTGATGAGCAAAAGAGAGTAGAGCTTGAGGGTATCAAAGGTTCTATGGATTGTAAGATTGATGGCATCCTATGTGATGTGAAGTCAACCTCAACCTATGGCTTTAAGAAGTTTAAGGAAGGTCGTTTAGAATATGATGACCCCTTTGGATACATAGACCAGCTAAGTGGGTATGGTCAGGCGGAAGGTGTTGATGAAGCTATGTTCCTAGCCATGGATAAACAGAATGGTCATCTTACAACAACAAAGATAGACCTGATAAACAAGGATGTTGTTAAAAGAATCAAGCATGTTAAGGAAATGATAGAGATAGATACGATACCTGAACCATGCTATGAGCTGGTTGCT